TCATTTATTGATTTCAATTTTGTCCCATTCTCTCCCTCGGCTGTCCCTATACCGCGCCGCCATTGAATCTGATTTATGCCCGAGAAGACGTTGAGCAAACTTATCGCCAATCTGATTCCGGTATAGCCTCGCCGACAGGCTACGCAGTTCATGGAATGTTGGCGGGTCTCCATCAAATGAGAGTCCAGATGCATTTCTCGCCTTTGTAAAATACTTAGATACTGTTTTCGGGGAAAGCGGTTCGTGATGCGTTGATGCAATTATTGTTTCACTGCCGCTGGCCTCCCTGCATTTCTGTAGTGTATCAGCCAATGAGATATTGAGCGCGTCAATCGTTAGCGTCAGCGGAATGGCGAGCTTAGCCCCTGTTTTACCCTGCTCAATGTGAAGATGGTTGTCGTTTATGTCTGACCATTTCATTCTGCATAAATCGCCTACTCTCTGCCCTGTAACGACAGCCAAATCCATTGCCAGCCTCAGCCAGATTGGGAGCGGTTCGGCTGCATGGTAAATCGCGACATATTCATTAGCTGTCAGTCTTGAACGCCTTACTTCTGACTTTGCTGTGCGGGTTGCTGTTACCGGATTCGTAGCCACATGCCCCTCGGCTATTGCCTCACGAAAAACGTCAACAAGGGTTGACCTGATTAATTTTGCGGAAGCCGCTTTACCTTCTGCTACGTAGGTGTTTAGCATTGCTGCTACCTCTTTCGTTGATATGTCAGCGAGCGGTTTGTCCGGCAATTTTCTTCGGATTGCCCTGATTTTGCTGGCGTAGTCGAGTAGAGTTTTCGGCCTGATACCCCTCTCGCTGAGGATTGTTTCATATCGGTCAAGCCACGCATGAAGAGTGATTGCGTCAGCGCCTTTAATTCTGTCTATCAGTGACTCACGCCTGCTCCCGGATAGCAACTCAATATTGGCCTGTATAGCTTCAGTGATTGCTATGCGTCTGTCTCGGCCTAATCCGAACTCTTTACCCGTCCTTGGGTCCCTGTAGCAGTAATATCCATTGTTTCTTATATAAAGGTTAGGGGGTAAATCCCGGCGCTCATGACTTCGCCTTCTTCCCATTTCTGATCCTCTTCAAAAGGCTACCTGTTACTGGTCGATTTAAGTCAACCTTTACCGCTGATTCGTGGAACAGATACTCTCTTCCATCCTTAATCGGTGGTGGGAATATCCTGCACTCGCGTACCCATCGACGAACTGTTTCAAGGCTTCTTGGGCGTCGCTGGCGTGCGTTCCACTCCTGAAGTGTCAAGTACATCGCAAAGTCTCCGCAATTACACGCAAGAAAAAACCTCCATCAGGCGGCTTGGTGTTCTTTCAGTTCTTCAATTCGAATATTGGTTACGTCTGCATGTGCTATCTGCGCCCATATCATCCAGTGGTCATAGCAGTCATTGATGTTCTCTGCTTCGATAACTCTGTTGAATGGTTCTCCATTCCATTCACCTGTGACTCGGAAGTGCATTTATCATCTCCATAAAACAAAATCCGCCGTAGCGAGTTCAGATAAAAGAAATCCCCGCGAGTGCGAGGATTGTTATTCATTGCCGATATTCACCTTTATCGCGAACACCTTTACCGGTTTATCACCGAAGTGCGGATGTGTGATTGTCTTGATTTCATATCCGTCATACGGAACATCAATTCTGCGGCTGGAATCGTCGCGCTTCGGATATCCCTTCGTGATGATCAGACTGCCATACTCGTGGTTAACGAGGCGCTTTTTCCAGTAGTCATTAACAAGGCGATACTCTTCCGTTTTCTCTCCGCGAATCATGGCATCGAAGTATTCACTTTTAACAGCAAGTTGCAGGTTAGCCATCACTTAATCCCCCTTTGTTTGCGGATAAGCTCCAGATCTTGCTGGCAACTTGCACAAGTCCGACAACCCTGAACGGCCAGGCGTCTTCGCTCATCTATGGGATCGCCACACTCACAACAATGAGTGGCAGATATAGCCTGGTGGTTCAGGCGGCGCATTTTTATTGCTGTGTTGCGCTGTAATTCTTCAATTTCTGATGCTGAATCAATGATGTCTGCCATCTTCCATTAATCCCTGAATTGTTGGTTAATACGCTTGAGGGTGAATGCGAACAATAAAAAAGGAGCCTGTAGCTCCCTGATGATTTTGCTTTTCATGTTCATCGCTCCTTAAAGACGCCGTTTAACATGCCGATCGCCAGACTTAAATGAGTCGGTGTGAATCCCATCAGCGTTACCGTTTCGCGGTGCTTCTTCAGTACGCTACGGCAAATGTCATCGACGTTTTTATCCGGAAACTGCTGTCTGGCTTTTTTGATTTCAGAATTAGCCTGACGGGCAATGCTGCGAAGGGCGTTTTCCTGCTGAGGTGTCATTGAACAAGTCCCATATCGGCAAGCATAAGCACACAGAATATGAAGCCCGCTGCCAGAAGAGTGCATTCAGTGGTTGTCATACCTGGTCTCTCTCATCTGCTTCTGCTTTCGCCACCATCATTTCCAGCTTTTGTGAAAGGGATGTGGCTAACGTATGAAATTCTTCGTCTGTTTCTACTGGTATTGGCACAAACCTGACTCCAATTTGAGCGAGGCTATGTGCCATCTCGATACTCGTTCTTAACTCAACAGGAGATGCTTTGTGCATACAGCCCCTCGTTTATTATTTATCTCCTCAGCCAGCCGCTGTGCTTTCAGTGGATTTCTGATAACAGAAAGGCCGGGAAATACCCAGCCTCGCTTTGTAACGGAGTAGACGAAAGTGATCGTGCCTACCCGGATATTATCGTGAGGATGCTTCATTGCCATTGCTCCCCAAATACAAAACCAATTTCAGCCAGTGCCTCGTCCATTTTTTCGATGAACTCCGGCACCATCTCGTCAAAACTCGCCATGTACTTTTCATCCCGCGCAACCACGACATAATGCAGGCCTTCACGCTTCATTCGCGGGTCATAGTTGGCAAAGTACCAGGCATCTTTTCGCGTCACCCACATGCTGTACTGCACCTGGGCCATGTAAGCCGATTTTATGGCCTCGAAACCACCGAGCCGGAACTTCATGAAATCCCGGGAGGTAAACGGGCATTTCAGCTCAAGGCCGTTGCCGTCACTGCATAAACCATCGGGAGAGCAGGCGGTGCGCATACTTTCGTCGCGATAGATGATCGGGGATTCAGTAACATTAACGCCGGAAGTGAACTCAAAGAGGGCTCTGGCGTCGTTCTCGTACTGTTTTCCCCAGGCCAGCGCCTTAGCGTTAACTTCCGGAGCCACACCGGTGCAAACCTCAGCAAGCAGGGTGTGGAAGTAGGACATTTTCATGTCAGGCCATTTCTTTCCGGAGCGGGGTTTTGCTATCACATTGTGAACTTCTGAAGCGGTGATGACGCCGAGCCGTAATTTGTGCCACGCATCATCCCCCTGTTCGACAGCTCTCACGTCGATCCCGGTACGCTGCAGGATAATGTCCGGTGTCATGCAGCCACCTTCTGTTCAGAGGCTTTCTGTTTCAGGAATCCAAGAGCTTTCACTGCTTCGGCCTGTGTCAGTTCTGACGATGCGCGAATGTCGCGGCGAAATATCTGGGAACAGAGCGGCAATAAGTCGTCATCCCATGTTTTGTCCAGGGCAATCAGCAGAGTGTTAATCTCCTGCATGGTTTCATCGTTAACCGGAGTGATGTCGCGTTCCGGCTGACGTTCTGCAGTGTATGCGGTATTTTCGACAATGCGCTCGGCTTCATCCTTGTCATAGATACCCGCGAATCCGAAGGCCAGACGGGCACACTGAATCATGGCTTTATGCCGTAACATCCGTTTGGGATGCGACTGCCACGGCCCCGTAATTTCTCTGCCTTCGCGGGTTTTGAATGGTTCGCGGCGGCATTCATCCATCCACTCGGTAACGCAGATCGGATGATTACGGTCCTTGCGGTAAATCCGGCATGTGCAGGATTCATTGTCCTGCTCAAAGTCCATGCCATCAAACTGCTGGTTTTCATTGATGATGCGGGACCAGCCATCGACGCCCACCACCGGAACGATGCCGTTCTGCTTATCAGGAAAGGCGTAAATTTCTTTCGTCCACGGATTAAGGCCGTACTGGTTGGCGACGATCAGCAATGCGATGAACTGCGCATCGCTGGCATCACCTTTAAATGCCGTCTGGCGAAGAGTGGTGATCAGTTCCTGTGGGTCGACAGAATCCATGCCGACACGTTCAGCCAGCTTCCCTGCCAGCGTTGCGAGTGCTGTACTCATCCGTTTTATACCTCTGAATCAATATCAGCCTGATGGTGAGCAATGGTTTCAACCATGTACCGGATGTGTTCTGCCATGCGCTCCTGAAACTCAACATCGTCATCAAACGCACGGGTAATGGCTTTTTTGCTGGCCCCGTGGCGTTGCAAATGATCGATGCATAGCGATTCAAACAGGTGCTGGGGCAGGCCTTTTTCCATGTCGTCTGCCAGTTCTGCCTCTTTCTCTTCACGGGCTATCTGCTGGTAGTGACGCGCCCAGCTCTGAGCCTCAAGACGATCCTGAATGTAATAAGCGTTCATGGCCGAACTCCTGAAATAGCTGTGAAAATATCGCCCGCGAAATGCCGGGCTGATTAGGAAAACAGGAAAGGGGGTTAGTGAATGCTTTTGCTTGATCTCAGTTTCAGTATTAATATCCATTTTTTATAAGCGTCGACGGCCTCACGAAACATCTTTTCATCGCCAATAAAAGTGGCAATAGTGAATTTTGTCTGGATAGCCATAAGTTTTTTATCCATTTTTGGGGACTCCTGGCTGATTAAGTATGTCGATAAGGCGTTTCCATCCGTCACGTAATTTACGGGTGATTCGTTCAAGTAAAGATTCGGAAGGGCAGCCAGCAACAGGCCACCCTGCAATGGCATATTGCATGGTGTGCTCCTTATTTATACATAACGAAAAACGCCTCGAGTGAAGCGTTATTGGTATGCGGTAACGCCGCACTCAGGCGGCCTTGATAGCCATATCATCTGAATCAAATATTCCTGATGTATCGATATCGGTAATTCTTATTCCTTCGCTACCATCCATTGGAGGCCATCCTTCCTGACCATTTCCATCATTCCAGTCGAACTCACACACAACACCATATGCATTTAAGTCGCTTGAAATTGCTATAAGCAGAGCATGTTGCGCCAGCATGATTAATACAGCATTTAATACAGAGCCGTGTTTATTGAGTCGGTATTCAGAGTCTGACCAGAAATTATTAATCTGGTGAAGTTTTTCCTCTGTCATTACGTCATGGTCGATTTCAATTTCTATTGATGCTTTCCAGTCGTAATCAATGATGTATTTTTTGATGTTTGACATCTATTCATACCCTCACAGATAAAAAATCGCCCTCACATTAGAGGGCAAAGAAGATTTCCAATAATCAGAACAAGTCGGCTCCTGTTTAGTTACGAGCGACATTGCTCCGTGTATTCACTCGTTGGAATGAATACACAGTGCAGTGTTTATTCTGTTGTTTATGCCAAAAATAAAGGCCGACTATGCGGCCTAAAATTACTTAACCAATGATGCTGCATATTCGATAAGGTAAAGCTTTGGGGCCAGCCAAATTTTTAACCAAGTCATATTGATTGCTACAGCAATAATAAAATTTACCCACAGAACAAAAACTGCAGCTAATGGTAAGATTAGAAAACTAATCTCACCGTTACTTTCCCAAATCATAGTCGGTTTGTATTTAGTCTTCCCCTTATCCCATGACCATCCTTCATCATCGAACTTACCAATTTCAACTTTTTGGTACTGTTTCTTCATAAACCAGAAAACCAGCGGGATTGTTAAAATGGCTATTAATGTTTTAATCAGACTGTCAACCATATTCCATAGCAGCAACTGATGAACAACATCAGGAATCTGTGCCTGGATAAATGAGACAGCCGTGTCTATTCCATTACTGGCTTTTTGCAATAGTTCTATGAGAATCTTATTTGCCTGTTCTTCCATATATCACCTCAAATAAGTGGTTTGCTGCCTAATTTCATTTTCTGGCGACCAACACAAGTCACACCCATTTCACTGCGTGGCTTGCTGTAATAAATTCGGTTAGTTCAGACAATAAAAAAAACCATCGAAGTGGGCTATGACCATTTTTTATTTGGATTTCGTTGGTGAGCGTGGTTAACAACTCTGTGCATTACATCCTCATATTTTTCATCTTCAATTTTTTCAACATCGCGAGGAAATGGTGTTGCTAATGCTTTGTCAACTTTGTCCATTGGGTCTTCATTAATCTTATATTCAGGGCCGTCATCTATAGCATTAAATCCAGGTGTTACACCGTTTTTTAATGCATATGCTATCCTCTTTTCCCATCTCGCTATTCTCCTCCTGTCTCGAGATGTAAGGCCTCTATCAGATACTTTTCTGTTTTGTCCGCGGTCAGGATTAACATAAATAGTCTTTTTCACCATAAGCATACTCAATAAGCACCGTACGGTGGTTTACTGTACAATTTTATTTTTTGGACTGCATGTATTTTGTTTCCTAATGGGTTTGAATCCTTGTAATAAATACTTCTATTTTTTCGAACGAATTCTTCTTTCTTCTTGTAGCAAAGGCTTCCCAGTGATGCTGCTTTGTCTGCTCTGACGCAACCAGAGAGCTTTAGCGCAATTTTTCGCGCCAGTGCTTCATTACTTCGTCGCTCGGCAATAAGTTCTGCTCTGCGAGCTTTGTAGCGGCTTTTTGCTGTACCTTTGGATTCTTTCCAGACTATGGTTACCATGATGGTCTCCTTTAAGTGGCTTTGGCGCATGACGCGTCGAGGTGCTTATCTTCTCGATCGCTGTCTTGCAGCTGCAATTCGCGCCATCCCCAAAACCACTCAAGTTCTGGTCTCAACGGTTAGGTTGAGAGTTCGTCGATGTTAAAGAGCCTGCCAATCTGTTCCGTTTGGCTTCCAGCGTCCTGCTGATGGCTTAAATTTAAGACTTCTTAATTTGTAGGTCAACTGTATTTTTGAAGAAAACTTAATTTTATGGGCGTGAATTTAGTTTGTCTTTGATTTTTAACGGGAAATAAAAAAGGGGCGAAAGCCCCTTAAGGAAGGTTTGCTAGCTTGGCATCAACGACAACGCCAATGATTTTACAGTTCCCATTGATTTCAATCATTGGGTATTGTGGATTGAGTGGTTTCAGGAATTTTCTACCGGCATCAATAACTAACTTTTTGAATGTCGCCTCGTTTTCTCCTTCAAGTTTGGCGACTACCAGCTTTCCATTACGTGGTTCGACTTCTGGGTCGACGAGAATAATCATCCCCTCAGGAATACTCAGTCCTGCCGGGGCAGTCATTGAGTCGCCTTTAACGTCGAGCCAAAAAGAGTCTTCAGAACAATCTACCGTTGTGTCGTACCAGTTATCTATTGCACGCCTATGATATGGCTCTACAGCTTCCATCCAACATCCTGCGCTTACCCAACTAATTAGAGGATACGAACCTCTTGGAGCATGCCTGCTGTGATAGGCAATGTTTGAAAGACTATCCTCTCCTTTCAACAGGTAATCAGGGGAGCACTGCAAAGCCTTGGCTAAGGCCAATAGGTTTTCGCCATTGGGCTCAGTTTCAGATCGCTCCCATTGGGAAATAGCAACATTAGACACGCCAACCATCTTGCCAAGGGCAGCCTGCCTAATCTTGAGTTCTTTTCTGCGAGCGCGAATACGCTCACCCATCAGTTGTGTATTCATAGTTAAGACATCTTAAATAAACTTGACTTAAGATTCCTTTAGCAGATAATTTAAGTGCCCTTTAATTTCGGAGCGAGTCTATGTACAAAAAAGATGTTATTGACCACTTCGGAACCCAGCGTGCTGTTGCTAAAGCACTAGGCATTAGCGATGCAGCAGTCTCTCAGTGGAAAGAAGTTATCCCAGAGAAAGACGCCTATCGATTGGAAATCGTTACAGCTGGCGCCCTGAAGTATCAAGAAAGTGCTTACCGCCAAGCGGCATAAGTAAATTGCTCTTTAACAGTTCTGGCCTTTCACCTCTAACCGGGTGAGCAAACATCAGCGGCAAATCCACTGGGTATGCCGCTATAACTCCATATCAATATAGGAAAATTAACAAATGGCACAAGCAAGTTACAGCAAGCCAACACAGCGAGAAATTGATCGCGCAGAAACAGATTTACTCATCAACCTGTCAACGCTTACACAGCGAGGTCTGGCAAAGATGATTGGCTGTCATGAATCGAAGATAAGCAGAACGGACTGGCGGTTTATTGCTTCGGTCTTGTGTGCTTTCGGAATGGCATCAGACATCAGTCCGATTAGTAGGGCTTTTAAGTATGTGCTTGATGGAATCACAAAGAAAAAATCCCCGGTGGCCGCCGGGGACTCTAAGCAAATTGATATGCAATTCTGAGGGGATTACTGGATCAATCCACAGGGGTCATTATGACAAATACAGCAAAAATACTCAACTTCGGCAGAGGTAACTTTGCCGAACAGGAGCGTAATGTGGCAGATCTCGATGATGGTTACGCCAGACTATCAAATATGCTGCTTGAGGCTTATTCAGGCGCAGATCTGACCAAGCGACAGTTTAAAGTGCTGCTTGCCATTCTGCGTAAAACCTATGGGTGGAATAAACCAATGGACAGAATCACCGATTCTCAACTTAGCGAGATTACAAAGTTACCTGTCAAACGGTGCAATGAAACCAAGTTAGAACTCGTCAGAATGAATATTATCAAGCAGCAAGGCGGCATGTTTGGACCAAATAAAAACATCTCAGAATGGTGTATCCCTCAAAACGAGGGAAAATCCCCTAAAACGAGGGATAAAACATCCCTCAAATTGGGGGATTGCTATCCCTCAAAACAGGGGGACACAAAAGACACTATTACAAAAGAAAAAAGAAAAGATTATTCGTCAGAGAATTCTGGCGAATCCTCCGACCAGCCAGAAAACGATCTTTCTGTGGTTAAACCGGATGCTGCGATTCAGAGCGGCAGCAAGTGGGGAACAGCAGAAGACCTGACCGCCGCAGAGTGGATGTTTGACATGGTGAAGACCATCGCGCCATCAGCCAGAAAACCGAATTTTGCAGGGTGGGCTAACGATATCCGCCTGATGCGTGAACGTGACGGACGTAACCATCGCGACATGTGCGTACTGTTCCGCTGGGCATGCCAGGACAACTTCTGGTCCGGTAACGTGCTGAGCCCGGCCAAACTCCGCGACAAGTGGACCCAGCTCGAAATCAACCGTAACAAGCAACAGGCAGGCGTGACAGCCAGCAAACCAAAACTCGACCTGACAAACACTGACTGGATTTACGGGGTGGATTTATGAAAAACATCGCCGCACAGATGGTTAACTTTGACCGTGAGCAGATGCGTCGAATCGCCAACAACATGCCGGAACAGTACGACGAAAAGCCGCAGGTACAGCAGGTAGCGCAGATCATCAATGGTGTGTTCAGCCAGTTACTGGCAACTTTCCCGGCGAGCCTGGCTAACCGTGACCAGAACGAGGTGAACGAAATCCGTCGCCAGTGGGTTCTGGCTTTCCGGGAAAACGGGATCACCACAATGGAACAGGTTAACGCAGGAATGCGCGTAGCCCGTCGGCAGAATCGACCATTTCTGCCATCACCCGGGCAGTTTGTTGCATGGTGCCGGGAAGAAGCATCCGTTATCGCCGGACTGCCAAACGTCAGCGAGCTGGTTGATATGGTTTACGAGTATTGCCGGAAGCGTGGCCTGTATCCGGATGCAGAGTCTTATCCGTGGAAATCAAACGCGCACTACTGGCTGGTTACCAACCTGTACCAGAACATGCGGGCCAATGCGCTGACTGACGCGGAATTACGGCGCAAGGCTGCCGATGAACTGACCTGTATGACAGCACGAATTAACCGTGGTGAGACGATACCTGAACCAGTAAAACAACTTCCTGTCATGGGCGGCAGACCTCTAAATCGAGCACAGGCTCTGGCGAAGATCGCAGAAATTAAAGCTAAGTTCGGACTGAAAGGAGCAAGTGTATGACGGGCAAAGAGGCAATTATTCATTACCTCGGGACGCATAAGAACTTCTGTGCACAGGACGTTTCCGCGGTAACAGGCGCAACCGTAACCAGCATAAATCAGGCTGCGGCTAAAATGGTGCGGGCAGGAATCCTGATCATTGATGGTAAGGTCTGGCGAACGGTGTATTACCGGTTTGCTACCAGGGAAGAACGGGAAGGAAAGGTGAGCACGAACCTGATTTTTAAGGAGTGTCGCCAGAGTGCAGCGATGAAACAGGTATTGGCGGTATATGGAGTTAAAAGATGACCATCTACATCACTGAGCTAATAACAGGCCTGCTGGTAATCGCAGGCCTTTTTATTTGGGGGAGAGTAAATCGTGGCTGAGTTGATTTTCTCTGCATTGAGGCTTCTCGGTGCTATGTGGATGGTGGCGACGTTCATTGTGGTTGCTGGCTGTTTTGTCCGGTTGGTAGGCGAAGGTAAAGACCTGGTGGGTGTGCTTTTCGGTAGCATTCTCCTGTGGGTGATTATCGGTGTTGCGCCTGTCGCTGTAGCAAAAATGGCGTGGCGTTTTGTGAGTTGAACTGATGGTAAGTACCGATGGACGAATCAAGAAAGCAGTTTGAAGAAAGTTGGTTGCGACGTGGGGGCGAATCTTCAGACCTTATCCGTTACCCTGAAAATCACCATGAAATTGGCAGCGGTAATATTGGTGGTCAATACGTGATGGACGATGTTCAAGGCCACTGGCAAACGTGGCAGGCATCGCGAGCAGCTATTGAACTGGATATCGACTGGCCCGAATCGAATGACGACTTTTGGAAAGATGGTGAAGAAGGTGCTTATGCGATGGGTTATGAGGATGGGAGAGACAAAACGGTAATTGCAGTAATGAAAGCTATCAGAGCCGCTGGAATTAAAGAGAAGAATTTCGATGAAGCAAATATACATGCTTCGCAACGAAGCAATCAGAAATAACGCCATAGACGCAATACTCTCACTTCCCATCGACGACAAGTCACCTCACGAAGTCCACGTTAAAGAACCCAGGCGGAGTAATCCTCAAAACCGCCTTATGTGGGCGTTATTGCAGGACGTATCACGTCAGGTGCTTTGGCATGGACAGAGACTTGCGCCGGAGGACTGGAAAGACCTGTTCACTGCCCTGTGGCTTAAGACCAAAAAACTGGAGCAACGAAGTGTGCCTGGTATCGACGGTGGCGTTGTCATGCTTGGCGTGCGTACCAGCAAAATGCGAAAGGCCAACATGACTGAGCTTATCGAAATCATGTTCTGGTTCGGAGCAGAGCGCAACGTGCGGTGGAGTGATGACTCCCGGCGAGAGTATGAATGGTCACAACGAAAAGGGAGGGCTGCATGACTATCAAATCAAATACGCCATCACACGACAAGGACTGCTGGCAAACGCCGCTCTGGCTTTTTGATGCGCTGGATATTGAGTTTGGATTCTGGCTGGATTCGGCAGCGAGCGACAAAAATGCTCTGTGCGCTCACTGGCTAACTGAGGCTGACGACGCGCTAAATTCTGAGTGGATAAGCCACGGTGCAATCTGGAATAACCCACCGTACAGCAATATCAGGCCGTGGGTGGAAAAAGCCGCTGAGCAGTGCATACAACAACGACAGACGGTAGTGATGCTTGTGCCAGAGGATATGTCTGTCGGATGGTTCAGCAAGGCTCTGGAGAGTGTTGACGAAGTTCGCATCATCACTGATGGACGGATTAATTTTATCGAACCATCGACAGGGCTGGAGAAAAAGGGAAACAGCAAAGGTTCCATGCTGCTGATTTGGCGACCGTTCATCAGTCCTCGACGGATGTTTACTACTGTATCCAAAGCGGCATTGATGGCGATCGGGCAGGGCGTCAGGAGGGCAGCATGAGGCGACAGCGACGAAGTTTCACCGACATCATCTGCGAAAACTGCAAATACCTTCCAACGAAACGCTCCAGAAATAAACGCAAGCTAATCCCAAAAGAATCTGACGTAAAAACCTTCAATTACACGGCTCACCTGTGGGATATCAGGTGGCTAAGACATCGTGCGAGGAAAACAAGGTGATTGACCAAAATCGAAGTTACGAACAAGAAAGCGTCGAGCGAGCTTTAACGTGCGCTAACTGCGGTCAGAAGCTGCATGTGCTGGAAGTTCACGTGTGTGAGCACTGCTGCGCAGAACTGATGAGCGATCCGAATAGCTCGATGCACGAGGAAGAAGACGATGGCTAAACCAGCGCGAAGACGATGTAAAAACGATGAATGTCGGGAATGGTTTCATCCTGCATTCGCTAATCAGTGGTGGTGCTCTCCAGAGTGTGGAACCAAGATAGCACTCGAACGACGAAATAAAGAACGCGAAAAAGCGGAAAAAGCAGCAGAGAAGAAACGACGACGAGAGGAGCAGAAACAGAAAGATAAACTTAAGATTCGAAAACTCGCCTTAAAGCCCCGCAGTTACTGGATTAAACAAGCCCAACAAGCCGTAAACGCCTTCATCAGAGAAAGAGACCGCGACTTACCATGTATCTCGTGCGGAACGCTCACGTCTGCTCAGTGGGATGCCGGACATTACCGGACAACTGCTGCGGCACCTCAACTCCGATTTGATGAACGCAATATTCACAAGCAATGCGTGGTGTGCAACCAGCACAAAAGCGGAAATCTCGTTCCGTATCGCGTCGAACTGATTAGCCGCATCGGGCAGGAAGCAGTAGAGGAAATCGAATCAAACCATAACCGCTATCGCTGGACTGTCGAAGAGTGCAGGGCCATCAAGGCGGAGTATCAACAGAAACTTAAAAAACTGCGAAACAGCAGAAGTGAGGTTGCATGAATATCTACGAAAGAATTGATGGCAGCAAATACCGAAATATTTGGGTAATTGGTGACCTGCACGGATGCTACACGAACCTGATGAACAAACTGGATACGATTGGATTCGACAACAAAAAAGACCTGCTTATCTCGCTGGGCGATTTGGTTGATCGCGGTACAGAGAACGTCGAATGCATGGAATTAATCACATTCCCCTGGTTCAGAGCGGTACGTGGAAACCATGAGCAAATGATGATTGATGGCTTATCAGAGCGTGGAAACGTCAATCACTGGCTGCTTAATGGCGGCGGCTGGTTCTTTAATCTCGATTACGACCAAGAAATTCTGGTTAAAGCACTTGCTTATAAAGCAGATGAACTTCCATTAATCATCGAACTGGTGAGCAAAGATAAAAAATATGTCATCTGTCACGCCGATTATCCTTGTGACGAATACGAGTTTGGAAAGCCAGTTGATAATCAGCAGGTAATCTGGAATCGCGAACGAATCAGCAACTCACAAGACGGGATCGTGAAAGAAATCAAAGGCGCGGACACGTTCATCTTTGGTCATACGCCAGCAGTGAAACCACTCAAATTTGCCAACCAAATGTATATCGATACCGGCGCAGTGTTCTGCGGAAACCTAACATTGATTCAGGTACAGGGAGAAGGCGCATGAGACTCGAAAGCGTAGCTAAATTTCATTCGCCAAAAAGTCCGATGATGAGCGACTCACTACTGGCCACAGTTTATTGGTTTTCGTAACTGAGTCATTTTATTATTTTATTGCAACCTTTAATCTTTTATAGTGCGAAATAAATGGAGCTAGCATTCATTTCGCACTTTATGTTTTTGTTGGACTTATGTTATTTTGATTGAATTCAATTCAGTTAAAAAAAGAAGGTGATTGCTCCATTTATAAATGAATAGTCATCCCCTGTCTTGAATTCTGATGTTACTTTATTAAATGCTAGTGTGAAGGCTACAGGTGCATACCCAATTGTTGCGCCAACTTGATATTCATCAACAGTTTTGTTTAGCGATACTGTTGTTTGTTTCGTCTGTATTGTTTTTCCTTCGAGAGTATAGTTGCGATTGACATCTCGTCTTTCCATACCTGCAAAAATCTTGTATTTGAATCCGCTTGTATCGGACATATGCATTAAACCACGGGGAGCCAGCAGACCAAAGCCATTATCCGAATTGAAGGTTTTATCATTACCAATGGCAATGGTTGCGCCATATGCTACATATTGAAATAAGTTTCCAGTAACAGCAGAAACTTCAGGGTATAATCCAACATTAGCACCTAAAATATCCATACTTGGTGTCATGGATAGCATCCCTTTTACAGTATAACCGTAGCGATTCTCTATTTGATCATCCCATGCATGATATTTTTCTGCCCCAATAATCTCATGAGCTTTATTTTGTACTTTCTGACCGCCTGCGTCGGGGCCAACAACACCTATGTCAGTACCTAATCGATAGCGAATCCAGTCATTCGCAAGGGAGTTCCATTCAATACCAGTGTGAGTGTATGCACTAAAAGCTCTGTCTCCAGTTACAGCTGTGTTGTGTCTTTTATTACTGCCTGATGGAGAGTAAATATCTTGCGCAATATGGAGAGATAATTGGCTCGAGTCTGAGATATCGTGGCTATATCCCAGAAATAAGCCTTGTGAGTAATCATCTCTGTTTTCATGTTTATTGCCATAAATATCATTAAGTATTGGTTGAAACTTCCCTGCATCATCATTTGCTAATGATAATGTAAGGCTGTTCGCGATAGCTGAACACGTGGTAAATGACAGAGCAATAAAGACGCCAGCGATGACACTTTTTTTCATATGTTATTGTCTTCCTTTTTTTTGAATGGTGCGCGTATTTTACATACGTGAGTTTGTAATACAAGGTGCGTAATCAATATGATGTTTTATAATTGCGTGAGACAATTGATTTATTCGTTTTTATTGTGGCTTTTTATTATCTTTTAATGTAACGGTGTTTTTATTAAGTGTGTTTGCGTGGTGTTTTATGTTTTTATAATTTTTATTTTATTAAATTTAAATGCATTAGTAATGGCTATTCTATATAGCAATATAAGAACTGTTACAAAAAAGGGGGGCAATTACAGGTAGTTATGGATGATGAGTGAAACAGATATTGGAGAACCGGGGAATGAATGATGTCTGAGTCTTATATATCAGAACTCCTTCGCTGTCGCTGGGGGCTCCTGTGCTTATGTCGTTTCCCCGATTCGGTTTTGAACGATTACCGAATGTTGAAGAATTATGCCAAAATATAGAAAGGATTTACTGCATGAATACCCAATATTTACAGTATGTTCGTGAGCAACTTATGGCAGCTACTGCTGACTTGAACGGAGCAACGAAAGGCCAGCTCGAAGCCTGGCAGGAGCATGCACAATTTGATACTGGTACATACAAACGAAAGAAGCCGCGCATTCTGGATGTGGTAACTGGCAAGATGATTACGCTGGATAATACGCCGACTTCCGGTAAGCAGTCGTACGCAAAAGGTTCATCCATTGCTTTGGTCAGCCCGGTTGAATTCTCAACCTCTTCATGGCGCCGCGCGGTTTTGTCTCTCGATGAACATCAGAAAGCATGGTTGCTTTGGTGTTACAGCGAAAGCGTTCGATGGGGGCATCAGGTCACCATAACGCAATGGGCATGGAGCGAGTTTAAAGATTTGTTAAGTAACAGAAAAATTGCAGGTAAGACACTGGATCGCCTGAAGACGTTAATCTGGCTGGCTGCACAGGATGTGAAGAGCGAACTTGCAGGGCGTGAGGCCTATGAATACCAGACACTGGCATCATTGGTGGGAGTGACAACAAAAAACTGGTCCGAGACATTTACTGAACGCTGGGTTGCAATGAAGCACATTTTTCTACAGCTTGATAGTGATGCTTTATTGCTTGTGACGAGAACACGTTCAAAACAAAAGGCAGCATTTTTACAGCAAAATATTGCAAAACTGGATTAAAAGCCATATGCTTTATGCAAATTTGGTATGTTGTAAAAAATGTATAAACCCGCTGCCGAGTGGGTTTTTTTATGCCCTGAGTTGTACTTGTACGGTAAACATGCTGGCTGCTATGTGATGTTTTTTAGCCTGCATTCTCTTGACGACATTGAATTGCTTTTGCTATGAGTTGTGAGCCAAATGTTATCATCTTGTGTTGAGGTGGTTATGAAGGGTGGTGCACTACTCAGAGAGTCTTCGCTTTTTATTGCCTATATGGGATTTCTTGGGTGGGGGAGTGCTTATTTTTATGGCTGGGGCACTTCCTTTTACTACGGATTTCCATGGTGGGTTGTCGGGGCTGGTGCTGATGATGTAGCCAGAAGTTTGTTTTATGCTGTTACTGTTATTGTCATATTCCTGATGGGCTGGGGAATTGGTGTTGTTTTTTTTCTGGGTATTAAACAAAAAAATAATATGCAGGATTTGAGTTTTATTAGACTTTTTCTTGCGATACTACTGCTTTTTGTTCCTCTCGCTCTGGAGTTTTCAGTAATTCATCAACAGTTTGTACCAGATGCACTGATATTGTGTATTATTTCCGCATTAATAATTACATTGTTTATCAGATTAAGTAGGAGATTTATTTCTATTAAATGTATTGCAGAAGTGTCTTTTATTCGTCATCACAGGATTGAGTGTGTTATGGTCGGATTTATGCTTTATTTCTGGGCATTTTCACTTATTGCTGGTTGGTATAAACCTCAGTTTAAGAAAGAATATCAGACTCTCTACTATGAGAATATCTGGTATTATGTTCTTGCTCGTTATGATGATCGTTTGGTGTTATCCAGATCGTTCAATGATAGCAGTAAAAATTTTATCATATATAACATAGGACGTACTGATAGCTTTGAGATTAATGTGGTTCGAGTACGCTAA